GGCTGATTGTATACCACTTAACCCTTCTATAAAGTCGTCATCTTTAGCAAGTATAGCAGATAATCTCTGTCCACTCAGGTAAATATCGCTAGCAACGTGTAAGTCTCCACCACCAGTAATGTATACTCCATCTTGATATGCTAAAGATAAACTATGCCCAGGGGAAATAAATTCACTTGGATCCCTTCCATCAGTTAGAATCATTGTTCCTGAATCGCCTACAATAGTATCTGTTGCAAAAATTCTATCAGCATGTAAAGTGCCTCCGACATGCAAATCTCCTCCAGTTATAAATACCCCACTTTTAAATGCTATTGTTAATGTATTTGCCTGTGTTTGATTCTTGTAAATATCAAAACTTTCCCTATCAGCTATATATAAATTATTTTTATCACCAGTTGTTGTGATTCCTCCAGACGGTATTATATAATCATGAAAAGTTTTATTTCCTGTGATGGTTTGTTCGAAACCAGTAATAATTAAAACCTGTTTTTCATCTAATTTAGCACTGTATTCTGTAAATGGTTTACCGCTGACTAATAGGTCTCCCCAAAAATCTTTCCTACCTGTTATTTTTTGATCTCCAGTTTGATAAACACCACTTCTTACATAAAGAGCAGTTCCAGAAAGATTACCGCTAACATTCCCCTTGATGAATTCATCAAAAGTCTTGACCCCACTTATGGTTTGGTTTCCTGTAGAATAAACACCATCCTGAACATATCTAGCAGTACCAGAAAGATTACCGCTAACATTTCCCTTGATGAATTCATCAAAAGTCTTGACTCCACTTATGGTTTGGTTTCCTGTAATATATACCGCTGTTTCCTTAACTGGTTGCAAGTAGCGATTTATTTCCCCAGTTATTAAAGAATATATCGGCTGTCCGCTTAAGTATAAATCATCTTTAAAATCTTTAACTCCAAATAAACTTTGATCCCCAGTTACATATACCCCATCAACTACATATCTTGAAGTTCCCGAAAGATTTCCGCTAACATTTCCTACTATGTACTCTTCGAATACCTTGACTCCATCTACTCTTTGATCTCCAGTTACATATACCCCATCAACTACATATCTTGCAGTTCCCGAAAGATTTCCGTTAATTGGGTCGAAAAAAGTTTTAACTCCAGATACATTTTGATCTCCTGTTTGAAAAACAGAATGTTTTTGAATGGCTTTTCTTAAGTTTGTAAATGTTATCTTGTAATTAGCAACATCTTCTCTTGCTATAAGGAAAAAGTCAGGATCCTTCGGAGGCAATGGCACATTGTCCAAGTCCGAAATTTTTCTATTTGAGGCCATATGTTATATATACACCTTTTTGCTAATTCTTAGTTACACTATTTGAGAATTTCTTTAATGTCCCCAGCATGTCTAAAGCAGCCTCTGATAGTATTCCAACTTCACCGTTAGGGAATTCTAATAAAATATTCAGAACATCGACCCCTTCTCCTTCAAAAACATTATCTACTTGAGCGATATGTTGAGACATCCAGGCTCCATAGTTTCTAGTTATTTCTAGGTTAAAATCTATTGAAGTTTTAAGAAAATCTCCAGATCTAGAAGTTATGTTATAATTTTGACTCCTTATCTTAGCTCCCTTAAAAAGTAATCCTGATTTTTGATCATTAGGGGTTCTTTGTAGAGTTTCACAGCTCCTCCTAGCATTGGTTATTGTAAAATCACTCTCTCTATCATTACATAATAATTCAGATAATTGACCGTGAATACTTTTTCTAACTACAGCTTCTATACTAATACTAGCATCTATTGGGAAAACTAATTTTCTATTATGAAATTTTTGACCAAAATCGTATAATATTTTATAATTTAAAGGTGCTGAAAAATTAAAATTAGTAACTATGTCCTTCATTGTAAAACCACCCATACTTAAATTTATCTCAGATTCATCTCCTGGGTTTATTATTAAGTAATTTTCATTTGTTATTTCCAGGTCTTCGTTATCGAAATCCAAAAAATTATATCTTTCAATATTTTTAAAAGTTTTAAAAATTAAATCATCAGCGGAAAATTCAACATTTATTTTTATCATGCCTGAAGCTGTCACGGTCATATTGTAATTTTCCATTACAGCATTTGAAAATGCACACATTTCAATTAAATCGTCACCCTTTCTTGATTGTGTATTTTGATCAAAATCAGAAAAGCCAGGTATAGTTGCAAAAAATAAATCAAAGCTTTCCATATTACTAAACATTGCCTTCCCGTCTTGAACTGATTCTTCACTTGTAACTGGCATCCTAAATAATTTTTCATTATCTACATCAGATAAATAATAACTAAATCTTATTGAAGGTCTCGGACTTTGATTTATATTGTCCTGAATATATTTATAACCTACTGATTTAATCCTAGATCTATCTACATCAAATCCAAATTCTACATCTGTTATTAAAGATATCGGATTTAATGATCCTTCAGCTGTTCTTGACTTGGCAAATAGCCTCGCAGAATTATATCTTATTAAATTCATTTGTTTTTTTCAAATAATATATACACTTTTTAGATTAAAAAATTAAAATTAGTGTATAATATAATTGATAAGATCTTGATATGGCTAAAACATCAAATATAAAAATTAGAGGAACTTTTAAGGTTGGCAATTCATTAATAGATAATACAATGCCTATTTATAAGCCTACTGGGGATCCAGTAACTTTAAGGCAATTACTGGATAGGCCCGAACATTACCTAGGAAAAGTCGGTAAATATTTCGGAATCGATTATGATTCTAAAACAATAAAAAAACAAGACTTCTGGATACCAGGTGAAGGCAATAAAACAGTAGTCAATCCAGGCAAAGGAGATTCTTCAATAGATTTAAAAAAGTATCTTGAATATGATGACGACCCATTTATTTCTGTAGATACTGTATCTCCAGGAGATCATGATACTATTAATTCATCTGAATACCAACTTGAGTACTCTGACCCTATCCACGGGACCAAACAAAGCAGGAAGTTGAAATATCACATGACCTGTGAAGAAATACAATATGTACTTGATAATGATTTTATTAGTGGTATCAGTGGTTTTAATGTCTCTTCGGCTGGATATATAAACTGGCCAGTTTTTGGGCCTTACTTAATACAAAATAATGAAACAGGTATTTTCAATCAAACTCTATCTGTAATCAACCAAGATAACCCAAGTTTTATTAGCGGTAATGTGGATAATGTTTTTGATGGAAGCGATAGCGACCGAGCTATTAAATATTTAAAGTTTCATAAAACAGGCCAAATTAAAGATCAAGTTTATAGAGTAACAGTTAGTGGTTTTCCCGAATCCTTCATTGAAGGAAATTCTTACCAAACATACAATATTGGTTCAAGAAGCATGTCAATAAGTACTGCTGCTGGAAGGATTTTAAATGATGGTAATGGTATCCCTTATATGTATGAAGGGTATTTTAGTATATCGGGAGCCGAAGACCTTGATGAAAATAATAATTACATAGTTGATATAACAGGAAATTACGAAACGGGAGCATTTGGATCGGTTTCTGAATTTATTTTATATAAAAATTATGAAGAATTTTATATTACATTTGATGATGTTATAGATGCTGATGATATGGACAAGCCTCTTCACATTATTGATGCTGAGTCAGAATCAGTTATAAATGAAGTTACTCGTTTTGCTGCAAATCCAACAATAATTGGCTTGCAAGATTTCAATTCAAATGCAGATTATACTGAAAATAATTATTGGTATGTTGGAGCTCCTTATGTTTTTCATGCCCATCCATACTTTAACTACAAAAAAGTAACTATTAAAAATAGCCCTGAAATAGAAGCCTTTAGAATTCCAGGTCAAAATGCTAAAGCTACCAGATTTTTGCATGAAATCGAATGTACTAATAACCCTAATTTAGAATATTTTAATATACCTGCAGGATTGCATTTGTCTAAATTAAATCTCTCTGGATGTAATGTTAAAAATTGGAATGAAGCTCATAGTTATCATCCTAATCAGGAAGCTAGCGGATCCTACCCTAATAATATGTATTCATATTTTGACACGGGCAAGCATGTGATGATCGGATATGATGGTGTTGAAAAAGACCTTCCTGGATCAGAACAGTTAAGCCTACTTTCTTTTGGTTCTGCTGGTTTGAGCTATATTAATTTATATGGAAATAATTTAAACCAAACTGGTATACATTACATATTGGCGACTCTTCAGACGTCGGCGGTTAATGGATACCTAGACATAAGATCCCAGACTCCCAGAAACGGCCCACAGGCTGCAATTTTCAATGGTTTCAGGGAAAATCCATACGATAAAATTGGAGATAAAAACAATTTCATTGTTAGCGGAATTATGTATTTAATGGACCAGGGATGGACCGTTAAATACGACGGATCAATACCAAATTACCCAAGCCATTAATTAACATGAGTATATTTATAGACATAAGTAATACACTATTCAATGCCCAAACAGACAAGGACGGACAAGAACTAGATTATATAACATTTGTTCCATGTGCTACTGTTTATCATGAAGATTCTGTATCTGTAACTAATTACAGTTGGACTTTTTTAGAACTGCAATCTACATTCAAAAATGCAGTGGGCCATGAAACATATGCTTCACTAAGCTCTATAGGAGACACTAATAAAATAAATCCATTATTTAAATTATCCGACATACAACAAGATGAAGTTGTTTTTGTTAATTTGGGTTTAGAAGTAACCCTCGATGATGGATCTGTTTTTTCAGAACGAGCAAACATAACACTATACAGAGGCGACCCTAAAAACACAAGTTTTGCTATACAGCATCAACAAAACGGAAGAATCGTAAAAGAATATATATATGACAGAGCTGTTGAGGAGCAAATACTTGCCGCTAATATTGGTGATAGAAATTTTTTCTCTGAGCAATCTGATACCGTTCAAGGTATGAATTATAGCATATCTCAATATTTATCTCAGAAAAAATATTTGAAAGAACAGGGGTTGGATTGGTCGGCTTATTCTGATCGCGGTCCTGTCAAAAACAAAGACGGAGAAATTAATCAAGCTAGTGAAGAAACATTCACTTCAAGAAAAGCTACTCAATTCGTGAAAAATGAATTAGCTTTTTATGCTCATGGCAGAAAAACCGATAAGACTTCAATATCCACCCTCTTATATCAAAACCCAGCTAATTTTCAAAAAAATGGTACTGAAGCTCCTGACTTCGGCATATATCAAATTGCTGTAGAAAATTGGTGGGAATCCCCTCCAGGGTTTAATACATTTGAAACTCCTTTACTTAATCCTACTTTAGGAAAGTCTGCTAAGTTTTATTTTCCAGGCAGAAGTAGTCACGGCGGAGGCTCAAGCGGGCCGCTATTCTGCTGGACAGATCTAATAACTTTTACATGGACTCCTCCTACTTATCCCCCAGATTGTCCTCCAGGTGATACTTCATTGATATGTCAAGGTACAGCTACCTTTAGTGTTCCTCATTGCGTGCCTATAATTTGTTCAAGTTGTTAAAGAATTTTATTTTTACTTGGCCACAATATAAAGTTGATAATTATCAACAGGTATCATAGCTGTCCCCAACCCTAGCAGAACAGAACCTTCCATTACTCTACCCTGTGGGTTTATATTTTCTTCTTGAAATGGTATTCCCGCTTGATGTAAAGATACCTCAAAAGTAGTGCCAGGTCTTATTTTTTCATCACTATCATAAATGGTAAAAGTATGAAACAATTCATTTGCCATTTCCCCCCCCCAACCCAACTGATCGTAATCAAAACCATAAGATGCAAGTACCCATGGATGTAATAATGTTTTAACTTGCTTTGCAACCATTTCTCTCGAAATGGCTGATGTAGCCCTGTCATTTGTATAAGCTCCAGTTCCAAACATTCTTTGCATGCTAAATGCGGCTACAATAGTTGGTGTTAGGAAATTATATTGAGTATCTACATAAAAAGCGTTCAATGCACTATCTTTTTCATGAGCACAGAAAACATACCACGCTTTATCTAAATTTTCCGCAACATTAGCTGTTCCGTAAGCTGAAACATTTTGGAAAAAATTAGTCCATTGACCAGATCTAGTAGAAAAATTTTGAGCGAAAAAACCTGGAGAGAAACTTGCTAAATTTATTTTATAACTCGGCCATATTGACCCAGAAACAGGATCTAAACCCCCAAACATAAAAGATCTAATATCAAGGTTTATGTTGTCATAAGGCCCTTGTATGTCATCAGCAGTTCCAAGTACCCCATCTGGTCCAGAAGAATAAGAATTATAAGTCTCTTTTTCTGTCGCTATAAAGTTTAAAAAACTTAAATCTAAAACAATACTCTTCATGCCAGTAAAACCTGTTGATCCTCCAGCTCCGCTACCTGCAACAGCCCTTTCGTGTTCATAGTATGTTACCCAAGCACAATTATCCCATGAAATACTTTGAGCTCCTATATCTGTAGAAATATGCCCTAATCCTGAATTTGCAGTTCCTAATCTAAACCTATCCCAATATGCAGCCATTGAATAATCTTTTGTAAGAAACAAAGATTCTCCTAACTCGTTTCCAAAATGAGGGTGTCTTACAGCTTTACCGCTACTTTTAGTTGGAAAATCAGGGTTAAATCTAGCCTGATTATAAACTCCTTGTATTGTTTCATTTCCATTATTTGCGTTGCTTCCTGTTGATTGGAAAAGATCGTAACTCAATGGAGTTAAAAATCTTGCCCACCTGTTCGCCTCTGAACCTAAATGTTCATACCTTATGTTCGCGCAACTTGAATTTATACTATTATCCTCATCGAAGACACTTAATTTATAATTACCCCATGTATAATCTGAATTGGGTGATCCTCTTGGTACTCTTAGTGTAAACTCAACACTACTCTTTGCTTTGCTTGGGGCTTGACTTAATGTCGCACCATCTTTAGATGCAGCTGTAATCTTGTACCAAGTATCATCTCCACTGAATTTTATTTGGAATCCAGCGGCTACGTATCTATCAACTTTTGTAGTGGATGCATTTGATATATTTGAATAATAGCTCGCAAATGTTAGTGTTGCTCCTGCAGTGCTTGCTTTTCCTAATGAATATATACTCGTTCTCGGGACTTCCACCCAAGGCCCTAAAACATCATCCTTAGCTTTTAGCACGTTATCGTTTTTCTTAATAGTTATGTTTTTAATATTTACTGACCCCGTGTCGATTTGTTGCCTAGGAACAATTGTTCTATGAATAACAGCATCGCTTACAGGAATCTCGCCTGCATAAGTTGTTCCCTTTGCTCCTGGAACCCAGCCGTTAGAACTCCAATAAACAGGGTCTTCATATTGCCAAGTATCAGTTCCAGCAAAGTCTATTGCAGGATCAACTCCAACCGCTACATTCCCTGCATTTCTTGGCCAAATAAATCGATCACAAAACATAGCAGCTATTACTCTTTCAATGTCCCCCTGAGGAAGTCCTGCAGCATTAACTTCATTATGATTATAATATTGCCCTATTCTATAAAAATTTAAATCTCTTCCCCAAAATGTCTGCCAACTAGTTTCGAATGTCGGAAGCCTTCTATCTGACAAATTCATATTTGTTTGGTTATATATATATCTCGTTCTTTTTAAAACCAACCTATAGCCTTTGTAGTTCTTTGTTGTTACTATTTTTAATGGAAATGATGAATGTATACCAATAAATGGATTTGTTATGTTATATATATTAGCGCTAGTACTTAATTGATGACAACCTTCTCTGTTTTGTGCTTGGAATAAATGATCAACTAAAGTGGAATGATTATCTGTAGCGCTCAAATCACCTCTTTCCCCAACTGGATATCCAGCGTTGCCGTTTAAATCATTTACGTCCATACCATTAACCGTTGATGTGCTGTATAGCCTGGCGCTGTATTCTCCGTCTAATGCGCTAATATCTGGCCAGCCGAAAACATGTTCTTGCTGTTCTCCCATTTCAAAATCAAAATTCTGTTGGTTTTGGCTCCAAGCTTCTGTTTGTGGATAAAATCGATTATTCGCAAATGTGCTCCATGAACCATCAGCGTATGGCCAATTCTGCAACCTTAAAGCTATAGCTTTAAATGGAGCCATGCAAAATCTTCTGTAGCCTGGCCAACTAAATGTAGAATGAGAATCTTCTGATTGTGTTTGTCCAAACCTTACATCAATAGCATTTGAAGATTCTCCATCTCCTCTATCAGCATAGTCGCTCCCCAGAAATCCATGCCAAACAATATCATCAAAAGGCATTTTTAAAACTTTCTATCCTGTTTTATTGTTTTCAGACTTTTCTCTATCTTTTATTTCTTGTTCGAGAACTCTTATGTTATTATCTATTTTTTCTCTCTCCAAAATTAAATCGTAAAGTAAAGCTTTTATATTAATAATGTCTAAAGTTTTAATATTCATATAACATTATTATAATATATTTATTTTGAAAAAGTTCCATCTCTTTGTAAGTTTATTCTAAATCTTATGCTTGAGTTGTTTCCTATTGCAGTTGGCCTAATAACAATATATGATTGAGCTGTATTTGCTTCTATAAATCTTGTAGCGCTTGAAAATGCAGTCCATCTTCCAGCCGTAGTCCCCTGATATGTAGTAGCAGCTTCCACAGTTCCATTTATTGGAGTATAAGTGCTTCCAGCCTTAGTTTTACCTAATTGTATTGTACAATCGCCCGCATCAGTCTCTAAATATATACCTTTAACTTCGTACCCTAATGTACTCTTAGCTATTATTGTATAATATTCATTTTCTATAGGATCTTTAATTTCTCCACAAATTTGTGTTTCAACTTTTTTTGCTATGCCTGTGGCGCTAGCACTATCTGTAGTAAAATTAGATATATAACTTCCTGCATTTAACCCCCTAAGGTAGAAACCTTTACCTTTACCTCTTGCATTTTCTATTGTTGTAAAATCTGAGCCATTAACATTGCTCGAACTAGCAATTCCTGTAATAGCTACATAATCATGTTGACCAGGAATCCATGACAAATATGTGCCCGCAGCATTTTGAAGAGTAAATGTCCCATCTGTTCCTATAAATACACCTGCTGTCGTACTGTCTTTTGTCTCTCTACTCGTATTTGTGTCTCTGTTGAATGTGCCAACCCATTGTTCTTCAAACCTTAAAGATCCTATGACTCCATCGCTACCTGTAATACTGCCTTTTATATAAGCATCATTTGCATGTAAAGCTCCATGTCTACTGACATAAAATGGGTCAGTGTCTTTAGGTAGAGTGAACGCTGTTTCTGTTCCATTTATGTCACCATTGCTTTTATATCGATAACTACCCACACTAATCTCACCTTGTTCAGATACTTTAAACCAAGGATCGTCTTGAGTTCCTTTACCCATCAATAAAGAAACTCCAGAAAAATAACCTCCAGTTACAGAAAGACTATGAAAAAATCCTTTTCCATTGTTTTGTAATTTAAAACCAGCTTGACCCCCTCGATGTAAAAAACCTCTTGATTCGATAGCTTCTGGATATATATATATAGCACCATTTGGGCTATTAGATACTCTAATCCCTTCGCCAACATCAACCGTACCTGTTACAGCAAGATCTCCAGATATAACAGCATTCTTGGCTCTTAAATTACCATCGCTTGAAACATAGAAGTTATTGTGTTTGGGGATTAAGCTTGTGCCAATGCTCATTTCGCCTAAACTGTTAACCCTAAAAAAGTCCCTAGTATTACAGCCGTCTCCAATGTGGAGACCCATTCTTCCAGATATTACTCCAGATCTTATATCTATACTTTTGAATATTGCATGACCATCCCCTCTAATTCTCCAACCACCAGCATATGCACTTGGATTACATGGATCAATATCTTCATCAAACCCTTTTGTTTCAATTATACTTTTTTCGTCTTGCGGTCCATCTCCAAGTGTTATAGTTTTTCCAACCTCTAAAGAATCAGCTTTTGCAGTACCTAATATCCTAGCATCGGCAGCGAATAAAGTACCTTCATTTGTAACTTTAAATTTAGCTTCATGCAATCTCCACCAATCTCTATATTTTGGGTATCCTCCAAGTTGTGTGTTTTCTGGGAAAATTTCTCTTGTACCAGTGGTTACAACTCCAGAAAGCCCGTATGTATTTCCTTGAATATCATAAAAATTAAAACCTACATATGCTTGAAAAGGTATCCCCAGTTTAACAGTAGCATATCTACCATCAGTATGATTTATTGTTTCAATATTTTCTATAGCTCTAACTTCCCAACCTCTTAGAGAGCCCCTAATCCAATTTGTTTCCAGAAAAGCACCTCCATTTTGCAAAGCATTGAATTGGATTTTCTGTACATTAGAAAGATGATCTGTCTCTAATTGTACATATATAGATTCAGCCGCTTGGTCATCACTAGTAGTAGCTCGTAAATAATTTGGCACTTGACCTAATAGTCCAGAAACCCCTTGATCTCCCTTAAAGAATCCAGATATAGATTTATTTTGATTTCCTATGGTTAAGGTTCCTTCTGAATCCACACTTAAAGATGAAGATTTATTATCTCCTATCTCAATTGTTCCAGCGGTCATGTTTCCTCTTATTTCTAAGGTATTTGGATTAACATTATTAAAATGAAATCCGTCTGGATCTTTCGAGAACGTGGGTTGCTTAAATTTTCCATTCGCCAATTTTTCACCCGTCCAAAATAAACCGAATCCTCGATCTCCATTTTGCCCTGGATCCCCAATCCTGAACATTTTATGATCCATAAATATCCCAGAACCTACAGTATATGCATATCGATCATCGTTTGAGGATCTAGCATAAACATTATCACTTAATATCCTTCCGCTCGGGTGGCCAAGTATTAGGGCATTAGTACTTATTTTGTCTGTTATTATTCTGCTAGCATAAATGTTGGTAATGTAATCTGCACTTATAGCCCCTCCAGTTATATAGCCTTGATTGTGGGGAACAGATCCATACTGCTCATTCACAAAAGAAGATTTTTGGGTTTCAGCTTTATTTGTAAAATAGTAATGGTGCTTGTCATTAGATACTCCAGAAACAAAATGCTCTCCAGTATTATTGGATCTATCTACTGTTTTTAATAAATAGTGATAATATATAGATTGTTTTGGATCATTCTTATTGGGGAAACCTATTCCTGTTTCAATATCTGAATCAATATAAAAAGTAGACGCTGATAATTTATTTGCATACTCGTTCGGATTGTCTTCAAAATATCCGCTAATATCTGATATCTTCCAGCAGTTTGTGTTTTTGTTTGAAGGTGACGCAACTCTACCCGTAGGTATTCCTGTTTTATATACTAAGACACTTTCTATATCAGAAGATATACCTGCACCCCAATCCCATTCTAGTATCGCCTGTTTTGGGCCAGATGTAATCTTAAAATTTTCTGGATTAATCGGTGGCGTAGTGTCTTTTGGCGTTAATATTGGATTATCTATTGAGCTTGTGTATATACTGTATTTTCCATCAAATTCATGTATCCTAGCTCTTAAATAATAATTTTTATTAGCTAATAAATTTGTAAATACCCCGCTCCCTGTATTGCCTACTCCATAAGTAACATCAGAAAATTGGGATCCTACAATTTGTCTATATTGCGGGTCTGATGCTAAATCTACTTTGTAATATGCATGCTGATAATTTAATTCATCTTCGATTTTATATGATATAAAAGCATGTATAGATCCATCTCCTTTATCATCATCCTGTAAACCTGATAAAGCTCTTATTTCGATTGGGGCTAATGCTTCTGTTAAACCTACAGATATCCTTTGGCCAAAATCTGCTATAGGATTATTTGTGGCCACACTAAAATCCCCTGTATTATTAGAAGTATCTACAGCTCTTAGCCAAAAATAATATTCCATATTTTCGTTTCTAGCAAAATCTTTCAACGGTATAATTTCCGAAGTGGATTTTGTTTGCTGATGAATCATTGTTCCTTCGCTTCTACCAGTATTATTTGCAAAACCAGAATATAACACTATTCGATCTAAATCGAAGTCTCTTGGATTATCCCAAGATAGAAAAATGTTGTTTCCATTTTTCACTGAACTTACCCAGGTCGGCACACCTGGCTTAGTTTTGTCAGGTGGGGCATAAATATACGGAGAATTTATAATGCCTGGATTGTCAGAAAATTTTGCATTTGAAAGTGGTATGTCTTGCCCCCAGTTAGTTTCCAAAACATCCAAAAACACTCTTGTTTCTACTTCATATAATCTGTTGCCTTTAGCTTCAAATGAAAAATGACCTGAACCCATCCCTATTCTGCTTGGATCGTAAGAAGCCTTGTTTGTATCAATAAAAGATGAAATTGTCGTATCTTGGGTTTCTTGATATTTCGTTAAATAGTATTTAAATGATTCTTCATTTTGTATACTTCCTGAATAAAAAACATGAATCAAAGATCTTCCATCTGTAGTTAACTCTCCGCTTGTATGAACATTTGGCCCTGCTAGATTTGCATATCGGTATGTGTAACCTGTATACATTCCAGTGTTATTAGATGTATCTACAGCTAAGGCATGAAAAGGGAAGCTAGTTTTTTCCCATGATTCCTTCCCCTTGTCTCTAAATGAGTCTATAGTAAAAGAAGGGAAATCGTCAGGCAAAACAGATGCAAATGGTGCTTGTATTGGTTCGTTCACTATTCTTGCATCTGCAGCGTTTTGCTCTTCTTCACTCATTCCGAAATTTTCTTTTCCGTCACCTGTGAATAGTAATATTTTAGCTACATCATATTCTTTTGGCATATCCCAGGAAAATCTAAAATTAGAAAACTGTTTAGAGACTCTAAAATTTTCCAAAGGTGATGGAGGTATGTTATCTTGACCTAAAGTGGTTCTACTTTCTCCGTCTGGAGTGCTTCTTCCATCTACAGTAAAAGCTGATAATTTTCCTAAATAAGTGCTATTTGGCAAGACTTCTAAAATTTCTAAATGTCCCGATGTCCCAGCATTATATTTTGGATCAGCTACTGATATATCGGATTTTCTTATATTTATACTTTTCGAAGGGGTGCCATTTGTCTCATCATATATTTTTAATATATATCTGTCAAATGCTTTTGCCTCATGATAGCTTCCAGAATAAAATGCATGAAGTACTGGTCCAATATGGTATGAGTCTGTACCTCCTGCCACTTCTCTAATTTCTCCAGATAAATATAAAGAAGGTGGCACTTTTAAATCAAATAAACTTAGCAAGTTACTATTCAACGGGTCACTTAAATTACTTGCATAATCAAAGGCTCTTAAATGAAAAGCTCCTGTTTCATTAAAGCTAATTCTGTTTCCATCATTATCCCTTATGGTTCCGTCTGAAGTGTCAGCTTCATATGTAAAATAAGTCGTATTAGGACCGTAAACCTCTGCAAATTCTGAACCCGCTTTTGGTTCAAAAAATTCATTCCCTTCTAGTTTCGTATCTTTTAGGTCTGTAAATTCAATATCTGGATTATTGCCTCCTAAATGTCCAGTATATATTCTATATCCTGCCAAGTCTCTTGGTTTGTCTTCTTGACTCCATGCAAAGTTTAAAGAATTTGGGAATAGTGAGCTTATTTTAACCTTAAAGGTTTTTGGTTTTCCAGGTGGGACATTATCTACATTAGCTCTAAAAAACCCAATTTTATTTGCTGACCTTCCATATTTATTAGCCTCACACCATCTAAATTCATAATAAGCATCTGGATTCGGAACTTCAAACTCTCCAGATAAAACATTGCCAGTTGTTAAACTTGAATAAGTTTCTCCAAAAACATCACAACCTTCTATTTTCAATTCTCCCATTTCTTGGGGTTCTCTCGCTCGTCGAACTTCTATAGATTGATTAAAATTATCTTCTTCGAATCCTGGTATAGACACTTCTTTTCTAGTCTGTCCTCCAAATACCGCTTTCTTATTATCGGGCCCAAATTGCCCTCCGTCGCTTAAGTCTGCAGCCGAAGGATCATAAAGTATTTTGTATTGAGCACATCTTTCTCCACTCAATACATATTGTCCATTTTGCAATACATTTACTCCTCTATTTTTAGAAGATGATAGTCTTGAGAAATAGTCTTCTTTTATTTCTTGAACTCTAATCTCATACCTTCCATCCGCACTTCCTTGGTAATATGAAGCGTTTTGCATGGTATTATGAAAGTAATATCTAACTTTCGCTTTTGGCTCTCCTAAACTATTTACATACCCAGAGGAAGTGAGTATTAAATCTACTGTATTTTCTCTAGGAAAACCAAAATGTATTATCTGTTCTTCTGTTTCTCCTTCATCTACTAATCCAGGGCCTCCTCCTCCTGCTCCTGGATTAGCATCTTCCGTATCAAAACTATCTCTAAACCCAGGTGATGTGAAAATTGGAGAATCATCATCTGCTATGTTAAATTTTCCAGAGTCATATTCCACCGCTGTTATGGAGTAAGTTCCATTATCGTTTTCTTGTTTAGCTACCAATTCATAGTTCTTACTATAGTTAAAAACTTCCCCAGCTTTGCTTTCTATATGTATTACATAAATGGTTCCAGGGATTATTTTATAAGGCCAATTTGATCGATCATCACCCTCAATCATGGTTCTTAAAACACCAGTTGACAAAAAGTAATCATTTAATGTAGCAAACCCTGCGCCGCCTGCCATTAAATCCCTATTCTCTTTTGGTTGAGCTACAACCAAAGGCTCATCCGCATTTGTTTTAATAATTGTTCCAGATGTTGAGTGTCCAAAATAATTATTAATTGAATTGTTATCCGATGTATCTGAATTAATTGGTATTTTCGCAAAGCTCCTGCTTCCTGCATCTAAACCAGCTGTTATATTATAACCATTTCTGTGTATAAAATCTGAATATGAATTTTCTTTAAAATCTTCCTCATCTTCCCTTGGGATTAAAAAACTTATTTTGTTTATATTGTAATCTCCAGTTGGAATTTGCCTATCCAGTACAATAAAATTGTCTTCTATATTGGGTTTATTATCTTCTATATGTCTAACTCTTCCCCCAATTATAAATCCATTTTTTAGTTCATCTTTTACTGAGAAAATATCTCCAGGCATTAGTCTTTCCGCATCTCGAAAGGCAGCAAAAGAAATTTGCTCCTCCTCTCTATTTGAGCTTAATAATATCCATCTTGCTACTCTTTTAGCTTGATCTCTAGATGTACAACCGACAGCAGTAATTTCTTTTTCAAGCAAGCCGTATCGAATTATCCCTTCAGGGTCCTCCAAATATTCATATCTGGGTAGAAAAGAGTTCTCTTTATCCTTATATGCTACTTTTACTGCTGTAAATTTAGTATGTTTAGGGGTTCCCCCGTAACTAAACATACCTTCAGCCACACTATCATTCGTGAATGTTGCTATGCTTTCCTTGGGAGCGTTTAAAGCCACGAAAACAGCCAAATTATTAAAATAGACCATTCCTCTGAAAATGCTAGCAATTTCTTTTACCGCTTGATAAGCTTCCATAGAATTTGATAACATTATATTGCAAGTATACCTTCTTTCTGTAACAAATGATGTTGATGATTTCTCTAAAGGTTTTGATGTGGTTACTATTTCATCGCAATATTTTGCTATTTTATATAACTCCCATTTGTCAATATATATATCTTTTGTATATTCGCCAAGTCCATACCTATCATTTGTTATGATATCATAAAGAATCCATGCTGGGTTATCTGTCCACTCTAATTCGTCTTTAAATGTACCGTCCCAAATTCCTTCATGTCTTTCTTCGCTTGTATGTAAAGATCCTTTAGCATGCCCTTTATAAGCGTATGCTCTTTTTTTTGTAGGCCCTTCTGGGCCTTCAAGTTTTTCTACATAATTAGAAGGTACTTTTACTTTTTTTAGCTTTATATCGTATGACCTAGAAGGTATACCAGCAAAAGCTTCTGCAGACAAAACTGTTCCAACATAAGCAGAAGAAGGGTAAGATAAATTTACTTTTACAATTTCCGTAACACTATCTAATGCGACAGCAAACTTAGATTTAAAATTAAAAGACTCTTCTGTTGTATTTTGTATGTATACTTTTCTTGGCCTTGGCTTTCCTCCAGGCAGATCTTTTACATCTATTAGTTTTAAAAAAACATCTTCCTTGTATTCGCTTAGAGCTATACCTTTAATCTTTAAAAACACATTTCTTTCATTAAATCCATCGTCGCTAATTGGTAGAACTTCGTTTTCCGCCAAAGATCTATGAGCAACCCCAGAAATATCTCCCCATATATGAACTCCTCCATTATTGATAATATGTGACCCATCATCGTCTATTGCATAACACATTGGTACTGAAATCGTCAACCCTAACCAATCTACATCGTTATCTATTACTGAGTGATTGGCTTGTGATTGTAGGGTGCTAGGTTGAACTGTTTGATCTTCAAGTTTTATGCTATTGTTTAAAGGTATCCTTAAAGGTATCGTCTGTGAAGTGTAGGAAAAATCTTCCAGCCAATAGAAATTATCGTCTTGCTCTTGGTATAAAGGGGTTTGATTTTCTGTTCCTATTTTAAATCCTATATTTATATTTCTAAAATTATATTGCCCCCCTCCTGCGGTTCTTACATATTCTGTATTCTGTACGGGAACTTCATTTAGATATATAGCTTTTAATATATCTGTGCCTTCTACTTTTCCTCCAGTTGCATCACAAAAACCTTCTATCGGCCCTTCACATATTAAATCTACAGTTTTAATAAATGACAAAGATTGTAGTTTTTCTTTATCTTCGTCCGAAGGAGTGTATACTTTTTCATTTCCGCGTCTTATTCTCCTAAAAAATATCCTAGGATCTGTGTCCGATGCATTCGCATGTATAGTGACAGCCATGTTAACTCCTAAATAAATCTACATGCATTGCCCCAACCGTGTTTCCTTCACTATCTATTTCAGTGTCAGAAACTTTATCAAAAGCAGCTGTTCTAGCATTTAATAAAGAAGAAGATACTACATGACTACCCACTCTCAATCGACCATAACCAAGTGGCACTGGGACACCTTGTTGTACATTATTCATGGGTCGCTGGAAAGTATAAGATGTAGTTGACTTTAATGTCGGGGCAGCATCTTCTCCCAAAGTTGGAGGCTCTGGATCGTCTATTAATTCTTGTTTGAACCCTTCCAATAATGCCCAATTTCCATATTCATATGATAGATCTGATGCAAGATGAGATAGATTACCAAAAAACCCACCAAAACTATCAAACCAACCATCTCCACCAGGATTAGCCCAATCTCCTAATTTATCAAATCCCCAACCTAAAGTTGATCCCGCAGCCCAGTCTCCTACACCGCCTCCCCCTGTTAAGCCGCCTTCAAACAGGCCTAAAATCATTTCAAATTTACCTCTTACTCGCGGGAAAATGTGTAAGCTTTTTTTCCCTTTTAATGATACTTTTATTTCTTCTTTTGCGCTTAAAGGCTTTCTATCTGCATATATTTTATATGTAATTTGCTCGTTTTCATATAAAAACCTTCTGAAATCTGGAAAGTTAGCATCTAATGCTCTTACTACTTCTTGAGTATTTTCAACACTTAAATTATGTTTTTTTCCAAATTTTTTACCTAAAATTCCATGTAAATTTACCTCAACCATACCTTTTTCCTATACTCAAGTTACACATGATAAAGTTTTTTTCAGAGATTTTAAATGCTTGCAATCTTCAATTTCATTAATGTATGTTTTTTTTGTTTCTTTTTCATACATCAAAAAAGGTATTTGCAGGTATTCTGAATTTAATAAATCATATTTTGATAATCCATTAGTTCCATATGGGTGCGAATGAAATATGCATACTATTTCTCCATTGTTGTGAATATCAATATAGTCTTTATCACATATAATAAATTCATGTTTTTTGTTATTTGCCATATTGATACATTCTTTAAATAAAAATCTATTTTTTGATTTGTAAATAATTCCACACACTTCTTCGTCGCTATTCTCTGAAATTTTTATTATATATTTTATTATTTTTTCTAAAGACATCTTAAAATAACCTGCTAGAAGGAAAGCCTCCAAATGGTAGGCTTATTTCATCCCTAAACCTTAATTTACATCCATTGAGGGTTTTTGAGCACTCATCTCGTACCCAATTAACATTACTGATACTCGGCTTGTTCGTATCTGAGGATGTATGGTCTTGTGAGCACACATAGACTGTATGTCTTGTGTCATTACCTTCTCTGGTGATTAAAAACACAGCATCATTAATTCTATAAGCTTGATTCAACTCCCACAAACCTTTATCCACTATGACTTTTTTAAATTTTACATTATTTGCATCTGCTACTGGGTTTCCTACATAGCCGCAATTTTTACCTCTATACTTCCAATAACAATAATTATTTATTACTTTTCTTCTTGGAATTGTCACATTTTCCATATCAAGAGCATTCGAAAGCTCAAATTCTGCATAAAATTTATTTTCTTGTATTTTGTGATTTATAATCCATATGTCGTCCCTAAGTTTTGCTTGGGGATCTGGATTTACACCTATTTTATCCCAGTATCGTTTATCTTGTTGATAATTTAAAAAGTTTTTTTCATCTAGAAATTTCACAAAAGTTCTCGTTCTTTTGACTTTAGCTTTTAAAAAATCATTTTTATTTACAATGTATTTAGAAAGAAACCCGTTAAAATTGATTATTTTAAGAGTCGGTCTAGATAAATTTCCATCGCCCCTTACCTCTATATTTTCTATAGAATATGGGACATAGAAATACTCTTTGTCGTCAAAAAAAAGTGAAGAATGAACGGCTCCGTGACCAGAATGCATTCTTATTACGTCTTCCGTGTTTGGTATAGAGAATATTTCTATTAACTCCACAATCAAAGATCTGTTCGAGAGAAAAAGCTCCCTGTTTATTTTCGCACTGTTTTGTTGAGAAGGCATTATTAAATAATAAATTTATAAACATTTTTTTCCACTAAATACTGGACTTCATTTTCATTGAAAATCCATTCTCCATAAGAGTGACAGTTATATCGTTAGAGTTTTTAAAAACAAAATTATGCTCTATAGTTTTACAATGCACATGGAGCTCTCTTGGTCTAGGGCCTTTTGTTTTGAATTTAATTGTTTCAAACCCTTGTTTTTGCAAGAAGAAAGATATTATTTTTAAAGCCTCTGCATCAGACACTCCTTTATATATTAAATTGAATGAATTATTAAAATTCATCTCGCTGTCAGATTTGCTATAAGCCAAACCTTTTCCTTCAGAAAATGTTTGCGAAACTCCTTTTGCCGCAAAAGATTGCTCGTATGAAGGTTGAATGTCAAGTTCTTCTCTAAAGAAATAATCATTAATTATTTCTTTTTGCTTCTCAGGCAAAGCTTCTATATAAATTATGTTTCTTAAATTTAATTGAGATAGATTATCTGCCATAAAAGTCGTGCTTATTGATGCTGTGTTCGGATCGGATTGTTGTACTCCGTATGATTCGAATTCAAACTCCTGAACAAAGTAAGGCTCTAACGAATACAAAGACTTATATTTATTTGAAATATCTAATTCATCGTAAGGTTTTGGTTGAAATATGAACTTTTCTCCAGCTTTAGTTTTTTCAAAAAAATCAATTAAATAATAACCATCCCTAAGGTTTAGATAGGAAAAGTCTAAATTCATCCTAAAGGATACTCGGTTTAAATTATACATATCATGCACTACATGGCCATTATTAGATCTCATGAAATTTATTGAGAAATCTATCGTGACCTTAGAGCCATAAGAAGGCATTAAAGTCATTGGATTATTAAATTTAAATTTTTTTAAATTCTTGTCTCCCCTTGACCCTTTAAGAAAATCAGAATAAGTGTTATAATTATTCGAGCCTATGTTTTGAGACTCTATGAAATAGTCTCTATTTAATGCTCCTATTTTTATAAAATCTTCCATTATAAAACCATTTCCTGCACTTCTATAGAACCATTTAATATGGAGTCTTTTGACATTGTTAAATTTTGGTTTTTAATAATACCAATACATTCCAGGGTTTTTCCTCTAGCTTCGTAATCTATATTCCTTGGAGATATATTAATTGATGCTGTTTTTTCTCCTGAAAACCTAATTAGATTTCCTATATTTTCTCCTTCTACTTTAAGTCTTTTTGACATAGCTGTTAATGTCACATATCTAGGGAATTCGGATCCTATTTTGTAGCTGGCTGTTCTCTCGCACATAACTGAATAATTAATACTTTTAGGAAATTCTAGTCCAATTGATTTTTTATTAAAATTTATTAATTCTGCATACGCTGCGTTTGCTAGTTTTCCAGGGTCTTCTTCAAATGCTCCTGTTTTAACCGATCCATCAAACCCACTGTACATCGTAAAACTCGCATTACATAGCACAGGCTTGTATGGACTCATGTCTATTTCGTAGTTTGTTAAATATGCTCCAGAAAAATTTATTCCACCGAAACTCCCGCTACACGGCTTATTTCCAGTCAATTCCGCTATTAAATCTGTTTCTCCTGTTGTATAATATTGGATATTCATTGTTGAGTCTATCTGGCTTGATGCAGAATATTCTCTAAATCCGCCCCCATAAATTTTTGAGCTTTGAGTGTTAGCGGCATTTGCCATGCTAGCTTCTATAGCAAAAACTTTTTGGTTATTAATTTCTACTACGAACTCGTTGTATTTTATGTAACTCATATTATGTATATTTTATATTAACCCCCCTCATTGATGAAGAGACATAGCTTAATGTAACGGATGTATTATTCTCTGCGTCTGTAGATAAAGATTCTGATTTTAGTTCAGCATTTTCAAAAATATATTCAACTTTTTTTTCTTGGCCGCATTTCCCTGATAATACAATTTTTATATCTTTAATATGTATGCCTGTCTTTATATAATCATAAACATTTTTAGATTCATAGTCGTCTATATCTATAGTTGTCGTGAAATTTTGGGTGACGGGTAATTGAGTAACTACTTCGCATGGATATATGTCTCCTATCTTATAATAAGGTTGGTTATTAAACTCTATGCTAAATGAAAAGCTGGTAACTCGGTTAGTTGAAACTCCATCGCAATATAAAAATATACCGCTATTAGGGGGTATAAATAACTCTTTTTGAGGGTTTTCTTTGATTTCTAAATTAGACTCTGCCTCGTTTCCCATTTTCCCGAATATTGATGCAGATAAACTTGTTTCAGGAATTTGATCTACAGTAAAAGAGCAATCATAATTATTTATATACCCGCTTTCAAAGTTTAAAGATTTATCTCCGTATTTTAAACCTCCGTTAAAACCACTTTTGCTTAAAAATAGCCTTGTAATCGGCTCGTCATCAGATATCATCAACCTAGAAAAACTAAGATTTCCAACCCCCGCACCGTTTTGCATACTTTTTATAGCTCCATTATATCCCAGGAAAACTTCCTTCTCTGAGGGTATTGTATAACCCATGTTAATAGAAGATATTCCAGATATTTGTGTTCCATCTATATAGAAAGCTTGCTCTTCGTTTGCTATAAAGTTTTTCACTACCTCAATCTACCTCCAGTTCTTTGCTCTTTAGCTATAACGTCCATCACCGCAGCCTTCACTTTTTTAGCAAAACTAGCGGATTTAGTTGGATCAGACATTGAAGAACTAACACCTCCCCCAGAGTCAACATTAATATTTATGTTTACATCTCCATGGGAAATATTTGATACACTACCTGATCCACTACCGCCCTGAACTGGCAGGGTTCCCGTATTTAATTGATTCATAACATTAGAACCATATTTTTTTACGGACTGCGGGTTCATTACATACTCACCAGATGTTAACACACTTGGAACTCCTCCGCCTTTATTCCTAAGTATTACTTGATTTTGTGTCACCTGCCCCCTTTGTCCAGTTCTAGCCATTTCAGAGGCGGCTATTTGAGGCCCTTCATAACGTCTTAACGCATCATAATAATCATGCGCTGCGACCCTATCATCTGGGTTCTTGTAAATTGAGGTTGCGCTATTTCCAGGCACGTCAATGTATCCATCTCTTTTGTATTGCTTCTCAGATCTTTCTTTAAATCTTTTTTGGCCAAAATCACTTTCTCTATACTTCTGTCTTGCAAAATCTGCCACCTTTCCAATCACAGCCCCCCCGACCATTCCGTAAAGCATTCCAAGCATTGCATTTTTTTCCAGTTTCTTTTGGTAATCTTTAACTTTTTCCCTGTATTTTTCTTGGGCGGCTGTTTGTTGATCCTGACGTAATATATTTTCTTTGTCTTTAAAGTATTCCTGAATCACTCTATCGTTCGCTATAGCATATGAACTTAAATTTTTATTGATTCCTATTTCCCCTCTCGTTACTTTGTATCTCGTTACCGAACCATATTCATTAGTGTCTTCATACTCTTCTCTTTTAGCGGCGAAAGGAGCTCCAATACTGAGTCCAACTGCCCCTCCGTCTTTATATCCACCCAGTATTCCTTGATTCAAATTGTTCAAAAAGTGAACTCCGTATTTATCTACAGAACTTTTTTTAATAACATATTCCCCACCAGTAAGCATTGCTGGAACATCATCCCTAACACCACTTCCACCAGTTACCATGCCTCCATAATTATAACCAAGCCCAGTTATTTCTCCAAATGCACTTAAAACTCTTGATGAGGCACTTTTTAATACAGCTTGCTGTATATGATTTATCAATTGGATGCCTACTTTTTTCATGGCATTGCCGAAGCTATCGGCGCCGCTTAATGCCACACCCATTGCATCAGCAAGACCGTCCCTTAATTGCATAGGCAAATCTTGACCAAGTCTTGTATATATTTGCTCTGCATCGCTTTTTACATTTGCAAATCCAGATTTTAATCCATCAGTCATGTTGGGAAAAAACTCTCCCATGAATCCTCCGTCACGACGAGTTGTTCTTGACATTTGTGATGCAAGGTTTTGCATGCTTTTATCCAATGTTTCTATTGAGCTTTTTAATGAATCCGCAGCTTGTATGCTTGCTGGGTCTTGAGATTGGTAACCTTGACTTTGTCTCACTTCTGATAAAGCAGCTAGTTTTTCAGTCCTTTCATCTATCATTGAGGAAAATTTTTCAAGCTGATCAGGAGTACCAATCGATTGTTGGTTTGCCATTATCCTAGCTTCAGCCACTTCAGCTGAACTCGCTGAAGGGTCTCTAGCTAAAACTTCATATTGTTTTTGTCTTCCTAATTGCTCTACAGCTCTATCAAATGCAGATGCTCCAGCTTGAGCTTCCACATCTAATTGATTTAAATTTCTAAATTTATCAATAGTTCCTGATGAATATTTTCCAAACTTTAAAGAGCCTTCGAAGTTCTCAATATCTCTTTGAGCTTGGCGCAGAAACTCTTGATTCGTTAGTTGATTAATTGTTTCTTGATATTTATCTCCAAATACCTTCAGAGTATCTACAAGATTTTTAAATTTATTATAATTTTTATCGCTCGAAGGTATTGTTGATAACATGTTATTTAATTCATCATTAATACCTTGAATGCTTGTTCCCTCTTTTATCTTCTCATCGTATTTTTCAGTTAAATTAATATTGATATTGTCAAATGTTTTGATTTGTTGAGTTACGGCCTCATTGGCTTGCCTTGATTTATCAATAACAGTTTTTGAAGATTGGTTTGGTGTTGAAGATTGTTTAGATGCAGCCTTTAATTCAGTATTTATATCTTTTAGTTCTGAATTTAATTTTTCTAAACCTTTGTCTGCATCAGCCAATACAGCTTCCTGTGCTGCGACAAGTTCTTTTTGCTCTTTAATAGCTTCTGGTAGTTTTTTCTTTACTTTATCATAGTCGCCAGGCTCTATCTGCCTAACTGCATCTGAAATCATTGATGATCCAGGTCCAGCTGCATAAACTTTATAATTTTCCCTAAGCAAATCCTCTCTTCCACTGGTTTTAATGTATTTCTGGAGCATTTTATCTCCAGCCGCAGTTAATGGTTGGAAGACTCCTTTGTTTTTATCTTCCTGAAATAAATTAAATGCGTTTTCGAGAGCATTTAAAGATTGTCTTTTTTTATCTAAAACACTTGCTTGGCGCTTTCTTGCTTCCCCCGCCTGCTCTATAGCTCCTTTCTTTGCTCCTTGCTTGTCTCCAAGTTGAGCTATATAATCGCTAGGGGCTCTAGGTCTTGAAATTCCAGGTATTCCTCCACCTTTATTTACTGACACATTCGTTTTCGAGCCATCTGGGATAATTAAATTATTTCTAGATGTTTCTCCTCCATCTGGAGCCAATTCATCTTTAATAGTGTCTCCTAATTTATTGAGAGAATTGATTAGATCTCTCTCGGACATTAATCTAAGAGCATCTCTTTTGAAATTCGAAAGCATCTCTGATTGTTTTAGAGCTTTTTCTTCTTCAAATATTTTTCTTTGTATTGAGTCTTGACGTTTTATTTCTTGCTCGTCAGTCCTCATCCCTCTAAATATAGGAGACTGCTGAAATTCCAATTTACTAATATTGCTGGATGCTCTTCCTTCAGCTCTCATCAATGATAAATCAGATCGAGCCTCAAACAAACCTATTGAAGATGATCTATCTTCAAGCATGCCTTGTATTTTAGATTGAATTTTATTTATTTGATTGGTTAATTCTAAGTTTCTTTTGTCTGCAGCTATAGATTCTGCCAAAACATCA